GTACCGCTCGTTTTATTACTGGTAAATTTAACAACAAAAGCAATATATCTATTCGCACACCTACGGCTAATATAGCTATCAGAGGTACAGACTTTACTTGTACTGTAGATGAGTTAGGTAGATCTCTTGTCATACTATTACCAGACGAAAATGGTATATCTAGTGGAGAAATAATTGTGTCTACTGGTATGGGTAGTGTGACTCTTAATAAACCATACCAGGCAACAACGGTATCTGTATTTGAAAATAATCCTACTAATGTGGTGACCTTAGACATATCCTTAGATTTAATTGATAACATGCTAATAGTTAATCCACCACAAGAAATAGAACAATCAATAGAAGAATCACAAACACAAGCTGCCGTAGATTATTTAGAGTTTGATGATCTGGATATTGATTACCTAGCGGAGGATTTTTTAGATGCAGAAGAAGATTTAGAATTTACTGAGCTTGATGTAAATTATTTAGATGTAAATTTTCTTGAGGATCTTCTTAACGTCTTAGATGCTCTCGCTATATCCAAAGAAGAAGATGCTTTGAAACAAGGTGGTGTAGGTATTCGTATTGTAGGTACAGAAATAGGGCAAGATAAGGATACCCAAATAACTACAATTGTATCTGGTCAAAACATAAGTTTAACTAGAACGGTCAGTCAAAGTGCAAAACTTAATTTAGATGGATCCGACAGTTATACAATTATACTTATACAAGATGGAGTATCTAATACGGTTAAAATTAATGGTGGATCTTCAACAACAATAACAATAAAACAAGGATCAGGATGAAAAAAACTATTATATTTTTGAGTTTATTTATAGGACTTGGATCTGTTTACTATTTTCAACCGATAGCTTACGAAATATTAAAATTAAAAACCTTTGATAGTTTTGTTGTAAGTAAAGAAGAATCAGATAATTTTGTTATTTTAAATATAACAGAAGAAGATATAGCTAATGAAGGTGGTTATCCTTTATCTAGACAAACATTAGCTCAAATACACATTAATTTGTTAAGACAAGGAGCTATGGGTGTAGGTTGGGTTATGGCTTTCCCACAACCAGATAGATTTGGTGGTGACTTTGAGTTTACTGAGGCCTTACGGTTCTCTCCAAGTGTTTTAGCTATGTTTGAAGGTAAAGGTGAATATCCCCCTACATCCGGGACTGTGATTCTTGGACCAGAAGATACTGGTGGCATGATGGCTACAGGGGTAATACAAAATATAAATGTTTTAAAACAAAACGCAAATCAAGGTATAGCAGTTGCTCGTACTGATGCAGATAATTTGGTACGCAGACTACCTTTACTGATGCGCACTCCTGATGGATGGGTATCTTCATACGGTACAGAAGTTCTTAAAGTTTTAGCTGGAGCAGACACCTACGTTATAAGAACAAATGATAATGGCTTGGAAGAATTAAGAGTTAGAGGATTGCCAGCAGTACCTGTAGATTCTTTAGGCCGCAAATGGATTAGTTGGGTTGATACACCACAAACTAATCTTGCTGAAATGGATGTAGAAAATAAATTTGTTTTTGTTGGATTTACTGCAAAAGGTATATCCCCACAAGTAGCCACGCCTGTTGGTTTATTAGAACCGCACAAAATACAAGCTGCACTTGCAGAATCTATTTTGATACAAGACAGCCCATTCATACCTGATTATGCATTAGCATTAGAGATATTAATATTTGTATTTTCGGCTGTATTTGTTTGGCTTATATTAAATGTATTTGGTATTACCTACGGTTTAGTATTTTTTACTGTAGTGTTTACATCTACCGGATTTTACGGAGTTTACACAATACAAAAAGGTATATTAATAGATACAACATGGGCATTAATATCACAATTTATAATTGCTAGCGTTGCTTTTTATGTAAGATTTAGAGAGCAATACAAACTGAGACAACAAATTAAAAAGCAGTTTGAACATTATTTAGATCCTAGACAGGTAAAACAATTACAAAAAAATCCAGATCTTTTAAAACTAGGTGGAGAAAAACGATACGCTACTTTTCTTTTTACAGACGTAAGAGGTTTTACATCTATGTCTGAAAAGTTAGAACCAGAAGAGGTTACTTATATAATGAATAAAGCCCTAACTGCACAACAAAAAGCAGTACAAAAACATGGGGGTATGGTAGACAAGTACATAGGCGATGCGCTATTTGCAATATTCAACGCTCCTTTAGACCTAGAACACCATGAAAATAAAGCTATAGATTGTGCTTTAGATATACAAAAGAATATGGAAGATCTGAATCTAGAAATGCTAGAAAAAGGTTTGCCGCCTGTAGCTATCGGTATTGGAATTAATACAGGTTATGCAGTTATAGGTAATATGGGTAGTGAATCAAGGTTTGATTATACTGCTATAGGGGATGCGGTTAACACAGGTGCAAGGCTAGAAAGCGGTACAAAAGATGCTGGAGTTGATTTATTGATTGGCTACAATACTGCCATAAAAAGCGATTATAGGTTAAGATTATTAGAACCTTTGAAGGTTAAAGGTAAAGATAAACCTTTGGAAATATACACATGGGAATAAAACTATCATTAATATTAGGCGGTTTGTTATTTATGACGATAGCAGGATCGGCTTGGTATATAGACTATCAAGCAGATCAAATCACTACGCTCAAAGGTAATCAGATAGTTCTAGAAACAGAAATACAAAAACAAAACGAATCTATAGAGCGCTATCTAGAACAACAAAAGAATCAACAAGTTCAACTTGATCAACTAGAATCCGAAAAACGTGCAGCTATGGAAGATGTAAATAGACTACGTAAAACCTTTGCAAAACATGATTTAGATAAATTAGCCTTGGCAAAACCAGGACTTATACAAAATAAAATTAATAAAGCCTCTGCTAGAGTTATGGCTACTTTAGAAGAAATAACCAACCCGAATCAATTTGATGAAAAACCTACTGCTAATTAGTTTATCTTTTATGATGGCAAGTTGCTCTTTGATGCAATCTTCTGTTAAACCGGTTCAAGTAAAAAGTATAGCTGAACGCGCTCCTATGTATCATCCACCCTTGCCGTATCCTATGAGTTTATCTGAGGTTGACTGGGAGGTTATGACACCTGAGTTGATGGAACAATATTTACAAAATTTAAAAAATGGTGATGCACCTAGACGTGCTTATTACTCTTTATCTAGTAAAGAATATGAAAATTTAAGTATGGATATGGCTGAAGTTACAAGGTACACCAAAGATATTTTATCTATTATCAAGTATTATAGAGAATACGATAAAAAAGAGGAAAAGGCTGATGAGTAAGACACCAGATGAATTTGTATACAGAGCCACACTAGATCGTATAGTAGATGGGGATACGTTTGATTGCATATTAGATCTAGGATTTGACGTAAAATTACACAAACAAAGAGTACGTCTTGCAGGTATAGACACTCCAGAATCAAGAACTAGAAATCTTGATGAAAAAGCTCTTGGATTAAAAGCAAAAGAAAGACTAAAAGAACTTTGCGAAGGCACATTTAGAATTAAATCTCTTGGGAAGGGGAAATATGGAAGGATTCTTGGCATACCTTATACGACAGATGGCGAAGATGTTTGCCAAAAACTTATTAAAGAAGGACATGCAGTTGAATACTGGGGTGGAACTAAAACAGGACACGTTAGAAAAGACGGTACTTGGGGGGAATAGAATGAAAATATCTGAGGAAGGTATATCCTTAATAAAACATTTTGAAGGATGTCGTTTAGAATCATATCAAGATTCAGTAGGTATTTGGACAATTGGATTTGGAACAATCAAAGGTGTTAAAGAAGGAGATAAAATTAACCAAGACGAAGCAGAGCATTTATTACAAGAAGAAATGCCTGAGTATGAAGGTTACATAAATGATATGGTAAAAGTTCCTTTAGAACAAAATCAATTTGATGCACTTTGCTCTTGGGTATTTAATTTAGGACCAAAAAATTTGCAGGAGTCAACTTTATTAAAATTATTAAATGCAGGTGATTATCACACTACACCAGAACAAATAAAGCGTTGGAATAAAGCTGGAGGTGTTATTTTAGGTGGTTTAGTTAAACGTAGAGAAGCTGAAGCTAATTTGTTTGAAGGCAAAGAATGGAGCAAAGTTTAAATGGCACTACAAAAAACTATATTTAGACCTGGTATTTATAGAGAGGGTACTGATTATGATAATGAGGGCGGTTGGTTTGATTGTAATTTAGTACGTTTTAGGAAAGGTAGGCCAGAAAAATTTGGCGGGTGGAGCAAGCTTACAAGTAATACTTATTTAGGTACAGCAAGAGCTTTACATCCTTGGGTTTCTTTATCTGGTACTAAATTTTTAGGTATTGGAACCCATTTAAAATATTATATTGAAGCTGGCGGTACTTTTAATGATGTAACTCCTATAAGAAGCACTACTTCTGCTGGTGATGTGACATTTTCTGCAACTAACGGAGATGCAACAATTACCGTCGCGGATACCGCACATGGGGCAGTTAGAAATGATTTTGTTACTTTTTCTGGAGCCTCAAGTTTAGGGGGTAATGTAACAGCAGCCGTTTTAAATCAAGAATATCAAATAGCAACTATAGTAAATGACAATAGCTATACAGTAGAAGCAAAAGACACTTCAGGGACAACGGTTACTGCAAATGCTTCTGATAGCGGCAACGGAGGATCTTCTGTTGTTGGCACCTATCAAATAAGTGTGGGGCTAGATGTTTACGTTGCTGGTACGGGTTGGGGTATAGATAGTTGGGGTGCGGGAACGTTTGGAAGTACAAGTGCTTTGAGTTTGACTAACCAATTAAGATTGTGGACACATGATAATTTTGGAGAAGATTTAATTATAAATCCAAGAGCAGGTGGTATTTATAAATGGGTAGAAAATAACGGTTTAGGCACAAGAGCAGTTGAGCTTTCTGGTATTACTGGTGCCAATCAAGTTCCAACCGTAGGTTTGCAAGTTATTACTTCAGAAAAAGATAGGCACTTAATAGTCTTGGGCGCAGATCCTGTATCAGGTACTTCTAGAACAGGTACGGTTGATCCTATGTTTATAGCATTCAGCGATCAAGAAAATTCATTAGAGTTTGAACCAACTAATACAAATACCGCAGGGTCACTAAGACTTTCTTCAGGATCTTCAATAATTGGTGCTGTTAAATCAAGACAAGAAATAATGATTTGGACCGATACTGCTCTTTATAGCATGCAATTTATTGGCCCTCCATTCACCTTTGCAGTTAACTTAATTAACGAAGGTATAGGTTTAGTTGGACCTAAAGCAGCAATTACCGCACCTCAGGGAATCTATTGGATGAGCTACAATAATTTTTATATTTACAACGGTAGTGTGCAAACTATTCCTTGTACCGTACATAATTATGTTTTTGGTGATATTAATCTAGGACAGTCTTTTAAATTTAACGCATTTACTATTTCAGATAAAAGTGAAGTAGGATGGTTCTATTGTTCATCAAGTTCTACAGAAATAGACAGGTACGTTATCTATAACTATATAGAAAACCTATGGATTTATGGATCTTTAACCAGGACAGCTTGGCTAGATGCTGGTATAGAAAATTACCCTAGAGCTGTAAATGGAGGTTACTTATATCAACAAGAAACTGGATTTAATGATGATGGATCTCCTATGACAAATGTGTTTATTGAAAGTTCTGATTTTGATATAGGTGATGGTGAACAATTTACTTTTATAAGAAAGATCATTCCAGATTTTAAGTTTTTACAAAATACTAACGCTGGTAATATAAATATTGTAGTTAAAACAAGAAACTTTCCAGGAGATTCTTTGACTACAAATTCTACAAATGCAATAACTGAAACGACTACACAAGCTTATATCAGAGGCAGAGCAAGACAAATGGTTTTAAGATTTGAATCTGATGATGATGCTACCGGTAATGGTAACTTAGATATTGGATGGAGATTAGGAGCTACTAGGATAGATACAAGGCCTGATGGCAAAAGATGAGCAAAATATTACAAACTCAGTTGCCTATTGCTACCGGAGACGTTAGCCCAGAAACTTTCAACAGGTTAGTAAGAATATTAGAAATTAACTTAGGTGCTGTAGATCCAGATCAAACAAGACAAGTTAATGATGCAGATAAAACAACTCTTAATTTTTTAGCCGGATCTATTATATGGAACACTACTTTGGGTGTTCTACAAGTCTATACTGGCAACAAATGGGTAGATATAGGCGAAAGAACAAACAATTTCGGTTTTGAAATGACTGCCTCTGTTGGTAAAGTTGATGTTAAAACTAACGGTAATATAGCAATTAATGTCTAAAGCAGTAGAAGTACAAGAGTACAAAACAAAGAACATATTGTTAGAACATCCTGCTGATTGGTATATAGATGACCAAACATTTGATGCAGTTCAACACTCGTTATCAGATATAGTAAATTTTTATGAAAACCAAGGTAATAACAACCCTGTAAAAAATAAATTACACGAAGTCATAAAAGAGCCGTTAAAAGATGTATATACGGTTCCATTCTTTTCAGAGAAGTTTTGTCAGATATTATTAGACGAAATGCATAATTTAGAAGACTTCTACGGATTTATACCCAATCCAGAAGAGGATGAACTTAGACAAATACCTGAAATAACCCTTCAAGATAATTGTCCAGAAATATATAACTCTTTGTTTCAAACAATATATACTATAGGTAATCCTATATTTTTAAATATTTGGAATAGGCACGTTAATGGTGGCGCAATTCAAATAGCTAACTATAATTTAAAGGATAAAAAACAAGGTGCTTGGCATCATGATGCTAGTGCTGATATAAGTATGGTTGTTCCTTTGAATACTGGCGAGTATAAAGGCGGCGGTACTGAGTTTTTAAATCGTGGTACGGTTGAACCATTACCTACGGGCCACGCTCTAATATTTCCGAGTTTTACTCATATGCATAGGGGATTATCGGTAGAATCAGGAAATAGATACTTACTTGTATTTTGGTTAAAATGTATAGAAGAATAGGGTAGAATTTAAAAATGAACATTATAGACAACTCAGGAACAGGTTTAGCTGCCTTAGGACGTAATGAAGATCGTTTTATGGCACACGTTGCACCAGGCGAAATGGTGGTCCCACCAGTCATATCAGACAATACGAGAGCAATAATAAGAAAAGAAATGGCCGCTGTAGGCTTAGATCCCAATCAATATGAAGTGGGTCAGGGTATGTCTATAAACCCTATTACAGGACAAGCAGAGTTTGGTTTCTTAAAAAAGATAGCTAAAAGCGTTAAGAAAGTAGTTAAAAAGGTTGCACCTATAGCAGCTGTAATACCTGGTCCTTGGCAACCCTTTGCTGCTGTATACCAAAAAGGAGCTGCTGCACTCAAAATAGCCAAAGGCGAAGGTGGTCTTGGTGACATTCTAACTTTAGGTGCTGGTGGCAATCAAAGTTTATTTGGAGATTCAGGCGCATTTAGTAAAATAGGTAAAATTGGGCAAGGTGGAGGCGCATTTACTGATGCTGTAGGTGGAGGATTGATGGATTCTCTAAGCAAAATTGGTTCAGTTGGAGGCGAATTCAAACCCTTTGAGTATGCTCAAAATATAGGTAGAGCCAAAGCAAGCGACCTCAAACAAGGATTTGGTGGACTGCTAGGTGGTAACGTAGGTAGGTTCAACCCGAATACTGGCATGATGGAATACCTAGACGCGGCAGGTAAAATTACAACTGACATCTCAAAAGTGGCCACGCAAGGATTCAATCCTTTAGGAAATCGTTTCTTTGATAATATGCCTGCCGAAGTTTTTGTAGATGCACAAGGGACTACTATTTCAAAAGATGCCTTTGATAAACTACCTGCGGCAGACCAGGCAAAATATAGCGGAAAGTTAGTGCCTCAAAGTTCTGCAATAAATAGAGCGGTAACAAGTAGCCCAAGTGGAACAGCAACTGCTGACCAAGTTGCTTCTACACAGGGACCGTTAAGAGAATTTTTGGATGATCAATTAGGATTTGATCCTAGCGGAGAAAGTGGTATATATAAATTCTTACCTGGTGGAGGCTCTGGTGATGGTACCGGCTTTGGCGGTATAGATCCTAAGATGGCTGGTCTTGCTTTGTTATACGGTAAGGTAGTCAAAGATGCAGCTAAAAAGACTGAAGGTGGTTTAACTGACATAAGACAATCAAAAAGACCAGATCTCAACCCAGCACCTGTATTTGCAGGTTTTGACTTAGGTGTAAGAAAACAAGCTTCTTTTGGTGGACCAATAGGATACGGTAGACAGCAATTTAATCAAGGTGGTATGGCAGTAAAAGAACTTGATATGCGTCAAGGTGGTGAGTCAGCTGGTCCAGGAACAGGCACATCTGATGATATACCGGCTATGCTTAGTGATGGTGAGTTTGTAATGACAGCCGCAGCTAATAATGGAGCGGGTGGATTTAAGTTCAACAAAACAAAAAAAGGTATTGAGTTGATAGCTGCTAGTAAACCTAATAGAGAAAAAGGTGTAGACGTTATGACCAACCTTATGGAAACCTTTGAGAAATATAACAAATCTGGGAGTATGGCATAATGGCTGAAACAATAGATCCTGTATTACAGGGACAGGTAAGCTCTGAAACTATTACAGACCCGTTGATACGGGCTTTATATTTTGGTACCGAAGGCACTCCAGGATTCTTTAATCAATTACAGCAAGCAGGTGCAAATTTAATAGGTACTGATGTTCCCTTACAACAAACTGCTGGTTTAGATAGATTAGAAACATTAGCAAGACAAAGAGCCGAGGCAGGTCTAGGTTCATTTCAACCGTTTTTTGATAGACAACAAGGCTTAATAGATGAAGCTATAGCACAATCTAGAAGAGCAGAACAATTACAAGATCCATACTTTTCAAGAGCAGAAGAGCAATACGGTTTAGGTTTAGGTGATGCTTTATCTGGCATACAACAAGCTAGAGGTATAGCAACAGGTGCGGTAGATGAATTTGGAAACCGTATAGGAGAATCTGAAGATTTACTTAGAGGATCTTTAGGTGCTTATGATCCTTTCATGACTCAACAATATTACAATCCTTACGAGGATAGAGTTGTTCAGCAAACTATAGACGACATAATGGAGGCTGGAGAAAAGCAAGATATAGCAGCTAGAGCGCAAGGTATATCATCTGGAGGCGAATCAGCTTTTGGATCTAGAGCAAGACTTGGCGCAGAAGAAAGAAGAGAATCTTTAGGAAGAGGATTGGCAGAAGCATTAGGCAATATTAGATCTAGAGGCTTCTCAGAAGCACAACAAACAGGTATGGGTGAGTTTGCTAGACAAAGAGCAGCAGAGAGAGCTGCGGCTTCAGGATTAGGTGGATTTGCAGGTTCAAGACTAGGAGCTGACCAAGGATTAGCAAGTAACTTACAAGGATTTGGTCAAAGCGAAGCTGCTGCAAGAGCAGGGCTAGCTGGCGGTTTATTAGGTATAGGCGCACAAAGAGGTGCTGGTGCATCTGGATTAGGTGCGCAGTTAGCAGGATATGGCGGTCAGTTGGCTGGCGTAGGAACGAACCTTGATGCATTAGGAAGAGGTCAAAGATCTGAACTAATGGGATTAGGTGCTACTTCTAGAGGCATACAAGAAACAGGATTTGGCAGACAGTTTGCTCAACAATTAGGACAACAAATGAGGCCGTTACAAACTATGCAACAGATTGGTTCTATGTTACCTGGATACCAAGCAACAAGTAGTCAGATTGATTCAACATACGGTATGGCTCCTGATCCTAGCGCACAAGGTCTTGGAGCTGCTTTCTCAGCCTACGCATCATTACAACCACCTAGGGCAGGTTAATGAGTTACTTACAAAGAAAAATGTTCGCTAATGGTGGTGGGGTTAGTGTTGCTCCAAACCAAGTTATTATAGGTAACGAGACTTTTACTCTTGATCTAAATAAATTTGAGCAAGCAGTACGTGAAGGATTGTTAGACGGTATGAGTTTATATCCAATACTTAATGCTCCAGGTGCGCAACGAGGATCCGAAATACAAAGAATATTAAATGAATTTGCAAGAGTTGATGAACCAGGAATATACCCAAATAGAATTGCAGCAAATATAATGGGAGTTGCTCCAGAGGACAGGCCAGATAGCTTCTTATATGAACCTGGTGATTTTGGGTCGGCGGCACAAGATGTTGGATTGGAATTACAAAGATATGGCCAAAGTGTAAGAAACGTAGCCGCTGATGCAGGAAATTTGGCTGCCAGAGGATTAAGAGGTATTTTCAATAACCCTGATATAGCGGAAGCTTTTGGAGGAATGAAAGGAAGAGAAAAGGCAATTAAAAGACAAGCTGAAGGCGGAGGCCTTATTCCTGAAGGAGACATATTTTCTAAAGTGCCTTTAATGACACAAGATGATGTTGCAAAAATACGTTTACGACAGATGGGTAATATTGTTTCTTTATCAGACACAATTGATCAAGATATTGAAAAAATTACCGAAGAAAAAAGTCCCGTTTTTGATCCGTTATTTGTTAAGGAAATGCCAAAAGGCATAGTAGAAATAATAAATATAGGTCCTGACGAAGATATAGATTCTATTTTAGAAAAAATTAAACCTATTGATGTAAATAAAACAGAACAAGAAAGCGTTGATGATGTTGAGAAAAAGTTTGACGGTTTACCTGATAGTGAGCTTAAAGATCTTTTAGATCCAATAAAACCTATTTTATCCATACCTGAAGCTGCCGCTGAAACGCAAGAAAAACAAGAAGCGCAAGAAGAACAAGAAGACGATCAACCTCCTCCACCAAAAACAGATCCAGCTCCTCCACCAAAAACAAAAGGAGATGGTCTTATTAAAGATACTGACGGAGATCCCGTAAGTAGAAAACTAGACGAACCAGGATTCTTTGGTTCGGATCTTTTCTTAAATTTCATTAGGAATGTTGGTGGTGAATTAGTAAGAACTGGACAAATGGGACCAGGTTTAGCTTCAGGAGCTGCAAAAGCGGCAGAAGAACGAGCGGCTAGAGAACTATTAGCAGATCAAGAAAGAAGAAAGTACGAAAGAGAAATAGAACTTGCTAGAGCAAAAGCAGATGCTACTGTTGCTAAACCTATGTCTACAGAAAAAATTATTGAACTTAATGAAAAAATGATTAAAGATATGAATGAGTTCAAAGGCGGAGTAGCTGCTACAGGTTTTGTAGATTTAGCAATACAAACAATTAAAGAAGCAAAAGCTAGTGGTGAAAGTGTTGGCGGAGCTTTAGGTCTTGTAAACTCTCTTTTTGATAAAGTAGGTGCTTTTTTTGGAACAGACGCAGGGTTTGAAGGTTTGTCTGCTCAAGAAAAAGTAAACAAGTTAGTTGAAGTAGTAAGACAAAAGAATTTACAAGCAATTTTAGGTGAGTCTGGTAGAACTATTTCTGATAGAGATAGAACTATTATTTTAGAAGTTTTTGGAGATTTATCTGTATTTCAAGATGCTGATGTAACTTTAGGAAAATTAGAAGAATCACGTAGAGGTTTGGCTGATAATAATGAAAGTAGAAAACGTGTTATTCAAACAACTCTTCCTATTCTTGGTCAACAAGGAACTTATGGGCAACAATTTTTTGTTAATTTACTTCCTATTTATGGAGAAATTCAAGGTATTGATCCACAAGCTTCACAAGCTGCTGCTGTTTTACAAAGATTTTTAGGACAATCAGTACAATCTGGAATAGAAGAAATTAGCTTATAAAATGCAAAAATATAAAGTTAATATTGCAGAAGGTGTTTCAGAAATAGTTGAAGCAGAAAATCCAGAGGAAGCTAGACAAAAAGTTAAAGCACAAATTGCTAAAGGTGCAATATCTCCATTTTATGACAAATTATATTTCGATTATGAAACAGGTGTTAATTACAAAGGTCTTAGATCAAAACTAGGAAGAGCTGAGACTAGCGAAGAAAAAGATAAAGTATTACGAGATTTATTTAATTCAATTAGAGGTGTTACAACAGCAGAAGATCAAGAGGCCGTTTTAGAAAATAAAGTAGGGAATGAAGGTTTTACAAGAAACACAAAAGGACAACTAGCGATAACACCAAAAGGATTAGAAGACTTAGGACTGGATGTAAAACAAAGAAAACTAGCAGATGGTACCGTAATTGATCTAAATACTATTATTGATGAAAAAGGTACAACAACAGGAGACTTTGCTGATTTCTCTGGTATTGCAGGACCTATTATTGGTGCCTTAACATTCTTATCACCCCAAGCAAGAGTTATAAATGGATTACGAGCTTTGTTTGGAGGAAATCAAGTCTTAGCCAGAATGTTTGCATCCGGTACAGGATCTGCCGTTGGTAAAGCTGCTGAAGAAGAAATATTTGATACACAACAAGGATTCCAGTTACAAGACAGAGATGATCTTAATAATTTATATAAAACTGAGTTTTTTCTTGGCTCTATAGGACAAGGTATTGGAGAAGGTATAGGAGGGGCATACGGTTTGCTTCTTGGTAGAAAAGCACCTCAAGGTGATGTAAGACTATTAGCACAAGGGAACAAAGGTAGAGTTGTTACTGATGTGATGGCCTTAGATAGAAGATTGGGAAGAGATGCAACTGAGAGAGAAATAAGAGCAGCTATAAAAAGAGGTGAGGTAAATATGCTTGATTACAAGTTTATACCCTCACAGGCAACTTTAAAAAAACAACTACCTGGTAGATCGCAACAAATAGCAGAGCAAGTTTTAGGGCCAGCAAGAGCAAAAGAGGCAAACGCATATTTATTTGGTAACTTAAATCAATTACTCAAAGCGGTTGATATACATGATATTGCATCAGGTAAATATATTAGTGAAGCAACCAAAGGTAGTCTTGATGAGCAAATACAAGCCGCCAGAAATGCTCTTAATTTAGAAGAACAAACTGTTACTAAAGTATTAAATCAATTATTAAAAGATGTTCAAGAAGACGCTTTTAATGTTGGAGACATGACCAAGCTACAGGGCCTTGAAGAAGTTGGCAAAGATATTATTCAAACTTTACAAGCAGCAAGAGGTCAAGTTATAGGAACTCTTGGTAAAAAATATGATGCTGTAGATACGTTATTTGAAAAATTAATGGTGGTACCTGCTAACGCAAGCGTAGAAGAAAAACTAATTGCTGAAGCTATAAGAGACACAATCGGAAGAACTCAAGCAAGATTCCTACAAGACGGTAAAAATATTCTAAAACAATACGTAGACTCAAACCCTGCTTATAAAATAGCTGGAGCTAAAGATCCAGATATAAATGCTAACTTAGTAAATCAAGTAAACACTATATTAAGTGATATGGAGGCAAAAGCATTAAGAGGAGAGCTTACGTTAAGACAAGTAAGAAACGCTCACGCTACTTTAAAAGATTACGCTGAAATGAGTATGGTTCCAACTCAACTAAGAAGAACTTTAATTCAAGTGATAAACAAACTAGACGATAGAAAAACTGTAGCAATTGATGATGCTGGAATTATGAGAGCAGGAGAAAAAGGAGCTGATAGTATTTTTACAGCGTTAGAAACTACAGGTGAGGCAGAATTTAGAAGAAAACTTGCTGAAACTCTTAAAACGGTAGTGAACCCACGAACAGGTCAACCAATAGGAGATGCGTTTACTATAGATGTAGCTCAACAAAAAGTTATTAACGAAGCAATAAAAAGCCTGAGAGACGCTAATAAACTATCAGCACAATTATTAGAACCATTTGATAGATTAGCAATCAATAATGTAATTGAGCAAGGCGGTAAGGGAGCCACCAACGCAGACGAAGTATATTTAAAATTAGTAGAAAGAGGTAAAACAAAAGATTTAGCAGATCTATTTAAAAACCTCAGATCTTTTGATGAATACAAAAGAAGTCTAGGTCAAGCTTCTAATAAAGAACAAGAATTAAAATCACAACTCAGAAAAAGATTGTTTTCAAACGCTGCAAGAGCAGCTACAGATACATCAGGTCCAGAAAACGTAATTGACTTTACTGCCTTTGCAAGAACTATAAAAAAGTTTGAAGGTGAAAACGAAGGTAAGTTGTTAGAGTTATTTCAAGATGCCGGAGGTGGAGTAAGCACAGGCACAAGGGTTTTAGATTCAATTAATCAATTAGCAAAGCTCAAACCAAACTTAAAACCTGCCGAGATGAATAACCTCGTAAACAATTTTACTACGGCTAATAAAGGTTTATCTGACAGTAGACAAGGCCTTATCTTTATACAACAACTAAGCGAACTAGCAAAAGCATCAGAAAAGAAATTAATGTTTGAGGCCAATAGAGCTATTGTGGATCTTCCAAACAAAGGTGTAGAAGAAACCGTACAGGCAATCTTCAGGCCAAGATCGGGATCTAACATACGGATATTAAGAGAAACTTTAGAAGACACGCCTGAAGTTTTTAGAGAAGTACAACAAGCTAGTATGCAAAAACTACTATCCAAAGCTATTGATTTTAATTACAACGGTAAAGGCAACATAACAGATATATTTAAACCAGGTCAGTTAAAGTCCGCCCTAGATACTTATGGTGATGAAACTCTAGAAGCTATGTTTGGTAAAGAAGTTACGCAAGGATTAAAAGACTTTCAACGTTATATAGATCTATCAACGGTTGGTGAAATTGGAAGAGGTGGATCTGCTGGTGGATTAGTAGCAGCAGGTATAGCAGCTGGTATAGTTTTTGCTCCGCTAGCAACTTTACCCACCCTTGCTGGTTTAGCTGTTGTAAGACAATTGTTTTCTTCACCTCGGTTTGTTGGATTAATGTTAAAAACAGACAAAGGATCTATAAGCCAAGCTATTCAAATGGCTAGAAGAGCGGCAGGGCTAGCTGGTGTAAGATACAT